ATTACATTGTTATAATAATCCATTAACATCTTTGCCAGCACTCCCTCCGTCTTTACAAAAATTACATTGTTATAATAATCCATTAACATCTTTGCCAGCACTCCCTCCATTTTTACAAGAATTACATTGTTATAATAATCAATTAACATCTTTGCCAGAACTCCCTCCGTCTTTACAATACTTACATTGTTCTTATAATCAATTAACCTCCTTGCCAACACTTCCTCCGTCTTTACAAACATTATTTTGTTTTCATAATCAATTAACCTCCTTGCCTGCACTTCCTCCGTCTTTACAAAAAAAGTTGTGAAGAGAATCAATTAACCACATTGCCAACACTTCCTTTATCTTTGCGAGAGTTATATTATGATAATAATTTACTGCCCATATCATCATATTGTGGTGATATAACTCAATAAACCATAAACAAGATAAATAAAAAGATTCAATGTTTGGAACGTTTTAAAATGTTGTTTTATTGTTTAAAATACAAGTCGAAACTCCGTGAATGGTTATGGTTAAAAGTGCGATTGCCAAAAATAGAAAATGTATTATTTAATAAGTATGAATTAGATGCAAGAGAAGATTTGACAATAATGTATTAACTCATTGGTAAAGTTAAAACGACTTCCCATTTTGAAACAATTGACCTAAAGCATGCGTTTTATTGGATAAGTGTTTTAATGGTCAGGTGGGGAGTAAAGGGTGGCATAAAAATGAGATAAAATAGCATTATCTATCTTCTATACAGATACAAATGGAATACGTGTTTCGCATGTTAGATTATAATATGTATGATGAAAACATTGGAGCTACAAGTGACTCGGACGATGCGAGCGGAGATAGCGGAACTTCCAACAAAGAGTTTATAATACAAATATTTGGTATTGACGAGCATAGAAACACGTATTCGGTAAAAGTGGAAGGGTTTCGTCCCTTCTTCTATGTCAAAGTGACAGATGATTGGAAGACGCCACAACTGAACGAATTTGCCAACCATTTGGGGAAAAAAATAGGCGGTATAGCCAACTTGACCCAAAATAAACTAGTCAAGCGAAAAACCCTATACGGATTTGACGGAGGCAAAGAGCATAAATTCGTATTTCTAGAGTTTATGAATATGGCTGCCTATAATCGAGCAAAAAATTTGTGGTATACGAATTATAAACAGGGACATACCTTGTTGAAACATGGCTATCCATTCGGCAAAACACAGACCCAATTATACGAAGCCAATATTCCGCCCCTGTTGCGTTTCTTTCATATTCGTAATCTCAGTCCGTCGGGGTGGGTATGTATTCTCAAATCCTCCACACGTGTTCTGCAAGGACAGAAACAAACCTATAATTTTACAGTGAAAAATACAGACATTGTTCCGTTGAATGACAAAGCAACACGTGTACCTTATAAAATAATGAGTTTTGATATAGAGGCAAGTAGTAGTCACGGCGATTTCCCCCTTCCTAAAAAGACGTATAAAAAATTGGCCGACCAAATTGTCGACAGTTTTATCAAGCATGATATTGAACTCGATGAATCGCACACCTATTTACATAATTGTCTATATACAGCATTTGGTTATCGCGACGAGGTTCATATTGACACACGTATTGACATTGATTTGGTTTATCCTAAGAAATCGCCTACACGAAATGAAGTCACCGAAAAATTGGATATATTGATAAAACAACGATGTTCCGAAGATTCGTCTAACCTTATGGAATTGCAAACGATTGAGCGATATTTTTATGAAAATGCCATCTTGGATAAAGCGGAAAAAGCGAATGCTTGTGTCGAAGGCGATGAAACCGAATCGGAAACAGATTCGGAAGATGATTCTAACATTCACGTTACAAGCAACTACCATACTATATTACACTTGCTTTGTAGTACATCGATTGCACGTGCCACCAAAATCGAGACACTAAATAAACTATTGACCTCGTATTTTCCTAGTCTGGAAGGCGACAAAGTGACTTTTATCGGTTCCACCTTTCTCAAGTATGGATGCAAAGAGCCGTATTTGAATCATTGTATAGCCATGAATACCTGCGCACCGGTGGCCAATGCAGTCATAGAAAGTTATGCCACAGAAAAAGAAGTGCTATTGGCATGGCAACAATTGGTGCAACGAGAAAACCCCGACATAATTATTGGGTATAATATGTTTGGTTTTGATTATGAGTTTATGTTTCGCCGTGCAGAAGAAAATGATTGCGTGGAAGAGTTTTTAAAATTATCGCGCAACGCAGATGAAATTTGCGGGAAATTGGTTGATGGACAATGGCGTATCGAGGAGAAAACTCTGCAAATCGCCAGCGGACAGCACGACCTAAGATTGATTAAAATGCCTGGTCGCATTCAAATCGATTTATACAATTATTACCGACGTGAGGTGAAATTGGACTCGTATAAATTGGATTCCACTGCTGGTCATTTCCTCGGGGATTATGTCAAATCTATTCAGCACGATTCCGACAAAACGGTCATCCAAAGTTCCAATCTAGCTGGATTATATCCAGGCAGTTATGTACATTTTGAAGAAATTGGCAATTCCACACAATATTATGACAATGGTGCCAAGTTTTTCGTCACCGAAGTAAATCTAGCCACATCGCAATTTTGCATACGCGAACGAATTGCTGCCACTCCATCCACCGACGTAAAACTTCGTTGGTGCTTGGCCAAAGACGACTTAAGCCCCAAAGATATTTTCCGTCTCACACGAGGTAGCAATGTAGACCGCGCATTGGTTGCCAAATATTGTATACAAGATTGTAATCTGGTGCATTATCTCTTTCAAAAATCGGATATTCTGACGGGATATATTGAAATGGCGACGATTTGTAGCGTGCCAATAGAATTTCTTGTGATGCGCGGACAAGGCATCAAACTCACTAGTTTTATCTCCAAGAAATGTCGCGAAAAACGAACCCTCATGCCCGTGATTGAAAAATGCACAAACGAAGACGGGTATGAAGGAGCCATTGTTCTTGACCCCAAATGTGGGCTATATTTAGATAATCCTGTGGCATGCAATGATTATGCCTCCCTGTATCCCAGTTCCATGATAAGCGAAAATCTATCAAGTGACAGCAAAGTATGGACCCGAGAATATGACTTACAAGGAACACTTGTGAAAGAATGGGGAGAAAAAAACGCACAAGGCGAATTCATCTACGACAACTTGCCTGGGTATTCCTACGTGGATATAACGTATGATGTATACACTTATAAACGCATTCACCCCAAAGCCGCCGCAAAGAAAATATTGCGAGGATATAAAACATGTCGTTTTGTGCAACCACAAACACCCGATACGGCGGCCATCATGCCATCCATTTTGAAGGAATTATTAAAGGCGCGCAAAGATACGCGAAAACTCATTCCTGGTGAAAAAGATGAATTTATGAAAAGTGTGCTAGAGCAACGCCAACTCGGATATAAATTGACGGCCAATTCGTTGTATGGACAATGTGGTGCAAAAACCAGCACTTTTTATGACTTGGACATTGCAGAATGCACAACGGCAACTGGACGAAAAATGTTGACCTATGGAAAACGAATTGTAGAAGAATGTTACAAAAATAGAATATGTGACACAACCAATCATGGTAAAGTGCGCACACGGTCAGAATACATATATGGAGATACGGATTCCGTGTTTTATACCTTTAATCTGGAAGACCCCGAAACAGGTGCGCCCATTCGCGGAAAAAAGGCATTGGAAATTACGATTGAATTGGCGCAACAAGTAGGGGACTTGGCGGCGTCGTTTATGAAAGCACCGCATGATTTTGAATATGAAAAAACATTTATGCCTTATTGTCTGTTGTCTAAAAAACGATATGTTGGAATGCTTTATGAGAAAGACGTGAATAAATGTAAGAGAAAAGAAATGGGTTGTGTGCTTAACCGACGAGATAATGCGCCCATTGTGAAAGATATATATGGAGGTATTATCAATGTGTTGATGAAAGAACAAGACTTGGTTGCATCCATGAACTTTTTGAAACTCCACTTGCAAAACATGATTGATGAAAAGTGTGCCATGGAGAAATTGATTGTCACCAAATCATTGCGTTCGCATTATAAAAATCCACAATCTATTGCACATAAAGTGTTGGCAGATCGCATTGCCGAACGAGACCCGGGAAACAAACCCAGTCCAGGTGATAGAATACCTTATGTATATATTGTAAAAGAAGGGAAAAAGGTTCTACAAGGGGAAAGAATAGAAACACCCTCTTTTATAATAGAAAAATCACTGAAAATTGATTATTCGCATTATATTACCAATCAAATCATGAAACCAGTTCAGCAGTTGTTTGCACTTGTCTTGGAAAAGATATATACGATAAATAAAAAAATACCCAAATTGGGCGTTATGAAAAAAAAAATCGATGAAATAAAGAAAACATATATCGATGATCCTGTAAAAATGGAGAAAAAAATCGCAGAATATCGCGCCAAAGAAATAAAAGTCTTGTTATTTGATGAGTTTCTCATTGTTGCAAACAATAAAAACAATCGACTAAAAAGTGTAAAAGATTATTTCAAATGACGACGACCAACGACTAACGACCAACGACTAACGACCAACAAATCACGCCTCATTTTCTCCTACAGAGCCAAATCCAAAATTTTCTGTGATGATATTATTTTTATTTTTTTTGGCTTTTTGTTTTTTGATTTGATACAAATTGATTGGAACAGTCTTGTTATTCACCATAAAGTCATCATTTTCTTCATGTAATTCAGGTAAAATACGTGTCAATGGTTTTTCTACCATGACAAAAAATCGGTCATTCTTCAATAATGTGCGATATTCTTGAATGGTTAAGTTACCACAATATTTGTCCAAGGTATAAAAAGGGCAAGGAGCTTGTTTAATGGGCTTCGTGTAATCAAATACCTTGCCATAAATGTAATTTAATAAATGATATCTCTCAAATTTCATGGAACTATCCACATTTTCTCTCATCAAATAAGAACATGCACATTCTGGACTGCAAAAATATCCATACACCTGATATACTGAATTTAAATAATATTTAGGAATGTAAATAGGCGGACTATCAAAATCACATGTGCACCAAAAACATGCTGATTTTTTATTGCAAGAATGATTTGATTGCAAACTGTGTTTTAATATATCCAGTTTTTTATGTATTTCTTTATTATCACACTTATCTGATGCATTTACTTCATTCGTATTGTTTGTAATTTCCGCTACAACAGACGAAGAATACACTGGTTCATATTCTATTTTTCCGTTTTTAAAATCATATCCATCCAATTCATGAATATTCGGTTGCAAATCTCTCAAAAAACATTTCAAGTGTAATATTATATTTATAGAAGTCTCGTTGTTATTCACCGTATCCCACGATTGATGTATTATTTTTCCCCCTTTAGGTTTCCTTCCCCTCTTTTTAGCAACATGATTAACAATATCTTCCCCAGTTGTTCCTTCCCCTTCCACCGTCGTCGTCGTCGCCATTTCTAAAACCATGTAATGTATAGTATATCTATTGAACAGTTTCTTTATATCCATTTTTTATATATATGGAACAAGAAAGAGGGGGGGTAAAAATGGGGGTAAAAAAAAATATACCCTATATCTATATGAAATCTACACATTTATTCACATTATTTTTCATTTTGGTGGTTTTAGGCATCTTATACAAAAGATTTGAAGAGAAACAAAAAAGGCAAGACGGTGTGCAAGAATATCAACTCATCCAAGAATACTTACTGGGAAATAAAACGGACATTTATACCAGCAAAAAACCCATTCTTTGGTTACATGTTCCGTTTGAATACAATGCTCGTCATTGGTACAGTTTTGGGTCTCGTAGTTCCAATGATTTAAACCAGCCTTATTTGTATTTAACCGTAAAAAGCATCATTCGAAACTGTGACGAAGATTTCACAATATGTATTATTGATGACCAATCGTTTGCACGATTATTACCACATTGGCAAGTAGATATGACACGCATATCGAACCCCTTATTGGCAAATATGCGAACACTTGCCATGATGAAACTCCTCTACACATATGGGGGAATGATTTGTCCCATATCATTCGTTTGCTTAAAACCACTGCATGGGTTGTATTTGGAGGGAACGCGTGGCAATAAATTCTTTTTGGGCGAAATGGTGGGAAAAAATGTCAGCACAGAAACCGATTTTCATCCATCACTACAATTTTGTGGTGCACCCAAAGAATGCGACACGGTTCGCGACTTGTGTCATTATATGGAGCATACTATTTCAGGTGATTATACATCACAATCCACGTTTTTAGATGAATTTAATCGCTGGTGCAAACAACGCATTGAGAGAAAAGAAATACGTATGATTCACGGAATAGAAATCGGAACGAAAACCATGGACGGAAAACCCATTCTTTTGGAAGATTTAATGGAAAATCATTATCTAAATATTTCGAGAGAAGTGTATGGCATTTACATCCCCGCAGATGAAATATTAAAGCGTCGTTCCTTTGAATGGTTTGCTCGCATGTCACCGCGACAAGTATTGACGTCTAATACAATCATTGGAAATTACTTGCTTCTCTCACAAACTGATGAAAATGGTGGCATTTTAGAGTCGTTGCAAAGTCGCAGAAATAAGGCCACCGATAAAAAATTCGTCGGTTTTTGGAGAACCCCTTTACAAGATGTATATGGACTTAAACCAAACTATCTAGGAAATAATATGTCCAAGGTGCCTTATCCTAGAAGGTAAGAGGTTTGTTCAACACCTGATTTTTATATGTTATAATAGGATGACTATTATAATATATTTACACACATGACTTAACCATGGTTTTTCTTATACTCTTTCCAAGTGATGGGCATTACCTGTTTCGTCGGGACGGTCGCCGTTGGAGGTTCTTCATATTGTTTATTGATTTTTTCCGCTTTTTTTAATGCACTGTCAATGTATATTTTTTTTAAAATGGTTCCTACCGTAAAGGATGCTTCATGTTGATCTAATTTACCATCCTCTATTTTTTCTAAGACATCCAAAAACGTATGTAACAAAGAAATGTCTATTTCGTTCTTACGAATTTTATTAAATATATCCGTGTAATAGGTAAATAAAAAAGAACATTCTTGAACACATAGTTCATATATTTTTGCATCATCGCCGTGATTTGCCGTTTCAATTGCCACCATGTCTTGGATGTTTTTTCGCAAAATAGCACTATGTCTCAATTTGCGAATAAGTTCCGTTTGGTCTTCGACATTGTTTGCTTTTATCATATTTTGCAATTGCAATTTTTGATGTTCATCCATTGAATACTATAACCAAACATTTTTATATTGATTTTTACACACTTAAACATTTTTTGGACATTTAAAAATCCGAATTATGTGTTTATAAATTGGGGGGGGTGCGGTTTCAAGAGTGAGTTTTGCGGACGCGACGGCGACGGCGA